TGGTGGCGTTGTTGACCGTCACCGGCGTGCCCAGGGCCTCGACCACAATGCCGCCGTCTTGGGTCAGGTAAACCGACCGGCCCCACAGGTCATACAGCTGGCTTTCGCCTTCCAGCAGGTTGCGCGGACGGCTGGCCTGGTGCCCGCTGGCGACCACCACGCCGTTAGAGCGGTCGCCGGCAACGAACAGCACGACCACGTCCGAGCCCGCCGGCGGGCGCGAGGCGTGACCGAACTCGCCCAGGCGCGGGGTGGAATCGCGCAGCTCCTGAGCGCCGAGACGCACCTGGAGCAGCTGCACGTTGCCGGCGTCATTGCTGAGGGTGATCCGCCCGCGCGTGACGAACAGTTGCACCCGCCGCCACAGGCGGGAAATCGCGCCGGCGTTATCCATGGGCGAACTCGGCCAGCAGCGGCTGGAGCAACACCGGTTGAGGGGTAAACGCCGCCGGGTCCATCAGCAGCAGTTCGGCGACATGGCCGCCGCGGTCATCGAGCTGAAAGGTCACCTCCCCCAGCAGCAAGGTGGCCGACTCCAGTTTTAAGGTCGGCAGCTCGACCGACACCAGGGTGTTCGGGGTCCAGAGCACCCCCGCGCCATCGCGCCAGGAATCGACCTGCACCCGCACCACCTGCGACCGGCCCGCGCGCCGCGCGGCCTCCCACAGCGTCCGACGGCGCAAGATCGCCAGGCCGCCCCCGGCCGCCTCGGCAATCAGCACCATTTTTCGGTGCCGCCGGCAGTTCTTGTCATAGGCGGTGTATTGCAGGTTACCGGTGCCGCCGCCCAGATCGTCGAGGTCTTGCATCGACTGCAAATAGGCGTCGTACTCCGAAAAGATCCCATCGGCCGAATCCTCGATCCAGGCGGTTTCTACGTTCTGCCCCTCGATCAGGCTACTGGCCGCCGGTTTCGTGCTGACCTGAGTGAGGAACAGACTGCCGTCGGGCAGGTCATAGACCAGCGCCGCCGAATAACGACAGATCCGCTCGATGATCTCGAACGCGCTTTCGCCTAGCATCAGGTTGAATTGCGGGATGATCGGCAAGTCGGTGATCGAGGTCGCCACCGGGATGCCTTCCCCATTCACCCCGTACACCGAGGCGAGTTTCTGCGCGATCACCAGCGCGTTAGCGCCGCTGATTTGGCCGCCCGGCCACTCGGCCGCGCAGTCGACCAGGTCCGAACATTTGGAGCGCCCAGCCAGGCGGATCGAGTGCGAGCGCGCGGACATCCCCGGCACCACCTTGTCGACATAGCCGGTAATCACCAGGTCATTGCCGATTTTCAGTTGAAAGGGGTCGCCCTTCCTCACCTGCATGGCTTGCAGCGTGCCCGGGGTCGCGTCCGTCATGCTCACGCAAAAGTCACTCGGCAGCCGCTCGACGCCGCGCGTGATGCGCACGTCGGTCCAGCCGCTCAGCACCTGGCCGCCGGCGGTGATCGAAACATCATCGTTAAACATGGGAACTCTCAGACGGCGCTAACGGGCCAGCGCACGAAAACTCGACGGCATGAACGCCGGGTGAATGGGGTCAGCCTCGCCGATCAGTTCATCCGAGCGGCTGGGGTCCTGATACAGCCGATTGGCCAACACCAGCGACGGCAGGTTGGCGTTGAGGGTGAACGTCTGCAGCGTGGCCAGACTGGCGCCGCGCGTGTCCAGATCGAGCACCACCGCCTGGCGCAAGCTGTTCAAGGCGGCATAGGTGGCGTCGTCGGCCATGTCGCCGGCGATCAACAATTCCGCGTCGATCAACTCCACCACTGCCGTGCGCACCGCCAGGGTGTCGTCGTAAGAACTCGGCACATACACCGAGGCCGCCGAGGCCACGGCGGCCAGCGTGGCCCGGCGCACTAACGCGGCCGTCACAAACTGCGCGACGGTCTGAGCCTGGCCCATCGGCGACGTGCTGCTGTAACCGCTGGGGGTGTAGCTGGCCATGGCCGACAGCAAACGGATCTGATCGGCCGGACTGGCGATCCCGGCGACCACCGCCGCGACCAGGGCATTAACCGCCGCGACGAAGGCCGGCACGGTGTTGGCATTCAACCCCGCCGCCGCTGCCGCCAGTGCCGCCGAGGCCGTGGTCACCGCCGCCCGCTGCGCACAGCCGGCCGTGATCAGCGTCGACATCGCCGCCGAGGTGTCGGACGACGACGGGCTGTCCTGAAACGCCTGGGTGGTGGCGCCCGAGGTATAGCGCCCCCAGTCGCCAGTGAGCAGACTGCCCAGACTGCTGATACTGCTGACATCGTGGGACACCCGCCCGGCCATCTGCTGAAACCCCGCGACCGTATCGATCACCGCATTGACGGCGGACTGGCCGACACTGATCACCGATTCAACAGTGTCGAGCGTGTCGCTGACCACGCCCTCGACGGTTTTGATCGCGGAGAATACCGAGCCGATGGTGGCCTCTACCGAGCGCACAAAGTCACTCAGCGCCGCGCTGCCCAATTTGTCGACCAGCGAATCCAGCAGGGTTTTGGTGGCGACCTGGGCCGCCGGGAATACCCGGTCCCCCGACTCGATAAAATAAAAATGCAGCTCGAAATAACGGCCCTCATCCCAGCGTTCAGTCACCGACAGACCGCCGTCAGGAATCGACACCGTCAGCTGGCCGAGCGTGGGGTGAATCAGAATCCCGGGGCCGGCCTTTTCCGCCGCCCCGATCATCCGTTCCAACTGCTGAATGACGTCGCCGCCACCATAGACCAGGCTGTCCTCGACCAGAAAGCCGACCTGGCTGATACGCCGGGTCGAGCGCCCCATGTCCTCGATATAGGGCTTATCCCGATTGGGGTATTCGTGCTCGGCGATCCGTCGACCGAATCGCCCTTCGCTGCCCAGCACCCCGAAGCGCACCCCGCGAAACGAGGCGGGGTTTAACCGCTTAACCCAGCTCGTCACACGACACCCCCAATGGCCGAATGGCCGATTTTTGTACTCACGTCAGCCCCCGTGATGGAACGCGTTTTCGCGGTAACCCCCGCCGGCAGACCGCTAAAGGTCACGTCGAAGGCATGCCGTTGCGGCTCGTTTTTGGCGCTGCTGATCGGCCCTTGCGGGGCTGCCTGCTCCGTTGCCGGCGCCTGCTCGTCGCGCATACCCGCCTCGACCTCGCGGATATAGTTGCGGGTTTCCTTCGGCGCGTTTTCCAGGCCCTTTTTATCCAGGTTGCCTTGGCCCCAGTTGTAGGCCGCCAGGGCTTTATCCAGGTCGCCGCCGTTGGCCTTCAACAGGTCACGGTACATCCGCGCGGCGCCATCCGCCGATTGCGCGAAGTTGTTCGGATCCGTCACGCCGTACTGCTGGGCCGTGGGGTCCATAAAGCCAAAGTGGCCCTTGGCACCTTTCGGCGACAACAGGTTGGCCCCGCGCGACGACTCCTGTTTCCACACCTTGTCCAGCAGACCGGCCGGCAAGTGATATTGCTGTTCTAGCCCGGTCAGCTGCTTTTCTGCCGTGGCTTGCGCCGGGTGCAGCCTGGCCATCAGTTCCGGGCTGTAGCCGGCCTGCTTGCCGCTGGCGATATCATCGGCGCGCTCGCCGACCTCCTTGTCCGTCGGTGTGTGCCACCAATGGGTTAGCTGCTGGCGGGCCAGCTTTTCAGCGGCGCCGCGATCCCCGGCCATGCCGGCGTTTTGCAGGTTTTCCGCGTCGCGGGTGTCTTCGGATTTATCCCCTTTCAAGGCCAGAGCAGACCCCACCACGCCGGCCCTCAACAGCCAGCCCCCCAGCGCGCCACCGGCCTCTCCGGCTGCATTCGCCTCCAGCTGCGCGGCGCCCGCGCTTCGGGCGGCAAACTTCCAGCGTTTCAACAGGCCGATAAAGGCCAAAATCCCCGCACCGCCCCGGAGCAAGGTCACGCCCAGACTGACGATGCCACCGATCAGCGCGGCATTCATCACCACCGCGACCGCAATCGCGGCGCCCTTCCAGCCGCCCAGGTGATGCACCACGTTGCCAATGCCTTTGACAAAGTCGTGAATGCCGCTGCCGACCCCCTTCCAATCCACCGAGTTAACCCAGGTGGCGAAGTCCTTGGCCCAGGCGCCGACGTCCTGCGCGATCAGCGCGCGGTTTTGCACGATCCAATTGGCCAGGCCATCGACCAGCGGCTTAATCGCCGGGGTGATCTGCTCGACAATCGAGTTTTTCAGCCCGGTACCGGCGCCGTGCAGATTGTCCAAACTGTTGGCAAAATCCGTCGCGGCCTTGAGTGCCGACCCCGACATCACCAGGCCCAGCGCCTCGGCGCGGTCTTGCAGCGCCTCAAACGCCCCCGGGCCTTGGCGGATCAACGGCAACAACGCTTGCATGCCGAACTTTTGCGCGGCGAGCATTTGCTTTTGCGGGGTGTCCAGCTTGGCAATCGCGCTGGCCATGGCCTTGAACTCACCGGTCACGTCCAACGCCCCGGACGCCGTGCGCTTCATGCCCCCGGTCAAGCTGTTGAACAGCATCAGCGCCTGGTTATCCCGGCCGAACTGGGCGTTTTCCATGGTGCTCGACAGCCCTTGCAGGCTGCTGGCCATGTCCTCGGACGACAGACCCGCCAGCTTGGCCGCGCCCTGGAACTTTTGCAGCTCGTCGGCATTAACCCCGATGGTGCCGGCGGTGTTGGCCGTCGAGCGGCCGAGCCGAGCCCAGCCATCGGCCAGGGCAATAATCCCGGCCACCGAACCGATCCCGGTCACCGCCGCCATCGGCGCGACAATCGAGGCCACGCCCGAGGCCGCGCCCTTGGCTTCGCGGCCGATTTGGCTGAGGTTCTTGCCCAGGCGCTGAAAGCCCAATTCCTTGCCCAGGCTTTTAAAGGACTGGCCGACCTGTTCAAACGGCCGGGTCAGCTGGTTGACGGCACTGTTGACCTTGCGAAAAACCGCTGACGCCTTGTCGACCGCACTAATCTGGATCTGAAAATTATTCGCCATCGGGCTTTTTTTCCATCATGCGGTTGGACTGCTGAGCCCACCATTTCAGCTCGGCCAGCGTCAGGGACCACGCGTCACGCGGCCCCCAACCGTAGAACTTGGTCAGTTCGGCTATCAGCTCAGGCCATCCGCCGCCGCCTCGGGGCCATCGCGGAAAGACGACAGGTACTCACTGGCGCGGTTGATATCGCGGCCACTCATTTTTTCCGCGACCAGACGCGGGATCTTGCCGATCTCAGCCACCAGGTTGATCACGCTGCCCACCGGGGTGTCAGCGCGCTGGCCTTTCTCCAGCTCGCCAGCGGTCGGTTCGCGCAACTCGACGTGGGTATAGGTCACCGCGCCTTCGTCCTTGCCAATGACGATCGGTTTACGGAACTCAAGTTTCAGAGTGTCAAGGCTTTTCATGCAGGTACCTCAGTAACGGATGGGCCTTCCCAAACCACTTCAAACGTGGCCTCGGCGGTTTTGACTTCTTGGCTTTCAACGGTCCACATATTGCGACCGATGATCGTTTTGCCGTTGGCCAGGGTCAGCACAACGGTTTCGTTAACCATGCCGTTGATATCGGCCACGGTCAGGTCCCCCGAGTCGCGCAGGGTGCCGGAAATTTTCCCGGCCTTCGGCATTTCACCAAACCCATGCACGCCGTCCTGGCCGGTTTTGGTTTCACGCTTGACGGTCGACGGGTCATAGCTCAGCTCGCCGACCAGCATGTAATTGCGGCCACTCACGGTAATGCTGGCCGTACCGGCCAGACGATTGTTTGCACCCATTTTGATATCCCAAAAAGAAAGCCACCCGGGTGGGTGGCTTGGATGGAGCGGCGCCGGTTACAGGCGGAATTGCGCCAGCAAGGCGAGGACTCGCAGCTGGTTGATCAGCTCGGCCGGCCACAGCACGTTGACCCGGTTCGGGTTGGTGCTGTCCTGCTCGACAATCAGCGCCTGGGCGAACAGCGCGCTGTTCTGCACAAAACCTAAGGTTTCCAGCTCCTGGTAATTGGCGATCAGCTCGGCGCGAATCACCGACGGCGTGACCACGTTGGAGCCGGCCGCATAACGGCCACCGTCGACCCCGAGTTTCATCCGGGGAAACCGCGAGGTGATCACCGACTTCTGCGCGCGCAGGACGTACATCAGCAGGAACATGGTTTCGACTTGCAGATAGCTGTCGTCGGCCTCGCCGAAGCTGTTGAGCTGATAGGTGGTAATGACGTTTTCCACCGCCACCGTGCCGTCCCTGCCGACCGTAAAGGTCGAAATCCCGTCCCAGAGCAAGGTGTTGCGCTCGGGCGCGGTAAAGCGCGACGCATGCGGCGGCGGCAGGACCGTACTGAGCTGGATGGTTTGCAGCGGCCGCCCCGGATCCGCCCGCAGCGCCACAGCGGCCGCGCCGGCATAGTCGGCCGCCCACAGCCATGACGGGCTTGGCGAGTCGTACACGCCCAGCACCGACTCGTGCTGGTTATTGCGCGCGTTGCCGAAGGTGGTCAGCGTGGCCAGGGTGCCGCATTTGGCCGCGAAGACATGGCCATACAGCTGGTTGGCCCAGCTCCAGCGCCCGGTGGTGTCATTGAGCAAGCTTTTCAGCGAATTCAGCGACGCGGTGTCGGTATAGGGCGAGACGATGAAATCGAACGCCTCATCGCCCAAGGCCGACAGGGCCATGTCCAACACTGGGTTGGTCGCGCCGCCAGCCATGGCGACAATGGTCAGGCCCATACCGGCCGGCAGCGCCTCGCCGTCAACCGTGCCCCGGTAATTCAGCCGGATATCGATGTCATTGCCGCACAGCCCGGCATTTTTCGCGGTCAAGTTGACCTTAGCCGGCACGGTGCCATCCACGGCCGCCGTGACGGGTAACGCCAGATTCGCGTTGACCTGGGCGACGATATCGGCCGCAACGGTGGTCGGGGTGTCGGTACTGCTCACCGCGACGCTGACCAGGTTGCCGCCCAGGTACAGCGAAATCACCCCGGCATCGGTCGGCGCCGAACTGACCAGCAGCGAACCCTTGGCCGCCAGCGACGAAACGGCGTCCGCCAGGGGCAGCAGCCAGACCTCAGCGAACGAATCCGACGCCATGTAGGTTTGCGTCAGCAAATGCAACAGCGAGCCCGGGCCGCCCTTGGCCTTGGCATCGGTCACGCCGGCACAAATCACCGGCACACCGGCCACGGCATTACCGGCGCTGGTGATCTGGCCAACGATCAGCGTGCGCTGAGTCTGCGCGCCACTGTTGGCCTGGCTGTTATCCACCTCGGCCGAGAACAGCGGCAAGCGCAGATTCGACGGGATGTTGTTAAAGGACACACTCATTCGGCGGGCTCCTCGGTTTCGGCGGGCTCATCACCGGCCGGGGTCAGCTCGGCGCTAGGCTCCAAGGGCTCGGTGGTCGATTCAGCGACGACGGGGGCCGAGGCCTCCGACAGCGCATCAGGCGCCGAACCAGGCTCGACCACGGGCGGGGTCAAAGACGCATCACCGCAGGCCAGGCGACGGAACCAGAACGGCGAATCGCTGACCTCGCGGCCGGCGGCGGGCACAAAATCGCCCTTGACCGGGTCGCGTAGAAGCAACCCGGCAACGGGATAAACTTTCATAGGGGGGTGTTCCTAAGTGAGGTCGAGGACCAAGCCGCCCTCGGGGCGGCCATCCGGCCCGCTGGTCCGTGGGGCCGGGGTGGCCGCAGCGGGGAACAGCGGGTCGACATACGTTGCGGAGGGGTCAAACACGTTGATCAGGTCGGTCGTCAGCCCCATCGATTCCAGCGGCGTGACGGGTAACGGGAAAAAGTCCTCCGGGCCTTGGTAAAACTCCAGGCCGATGGACACCTCGACTTCGCCCAATTCCTTGTTGCCATTGGCGGTGATCGCCATTTCCGTGTGAATAAACGGGACCTGCTGCACCTGGCCCATCAGGACCGGGTTATTGACCAGCGCCACCTGAATTTGCTGGCTAAGCTGCGCCAGCTGTTGCAACAACACGGCTGCGCTCTGCCCATTGGGCAGCGCCGCGACCTCGGTTCGGGCGCAGACCTTGAGGGTCGCGGTCACGGTGAAATCCGGCCCACCGTTCCGACTGAGCGAGTGCTTTTCCTCGGTCGGGACCTTGCAATAAATCACCGGGTAGTGCGGGGCAGTGGTCGGCCAATCGATCACCGGGTACACCCGGGCACCGGCCAGGGTGTGGTCCTTCATGGCTTCCACCGCACTGATCAGCAGATCAATGGTTTGCGTCATGTTTCGTTGAGCCTCAGTTGCACCCAGCCATGGCCGTCCGGCTGCGCGTCACGCACCAGGAAGGTTTTGCCCACGCGCGGGATGGTGATTAGGTCACCCTGCACCGGCGTAGCGGCGAAGGCCGCCAGCCGCGCGCCGAACACGTTTTCGACGGTGTTGGCCCCAATCCCCGACAACAAGTCAGCCTCGATATAGGCATCGTCGAAAATGCCGTCGACGGGGTAGGCGGCACCAGTTTGCGGCTGGTAGACCGGCAGGGCTGCACCCTGGCCCTGCTCGCCAAAAATGGCAGCAACAGGGCCGTGCAACAGGGCGTCAAAGTTGAGCGCCACTTACTCGGATTCGGACAACGTCGCCGGGCCGGCGCGCAGCGGCAGCGCCGCGCCATCCCCGACCAGGAAGCCGAGACGGGTCAGGCGCTCGGCTTCCTCCGGGTGAACCTGAACCGACTCGCCAGGCAGCACCGTTTTTCCGGCGTGGTCTTCGACCGTGCGGCGAGGGGCGACGACCTTGGTCACCAGCTCAACCGCCTTTTCCTTGCTCGATGTAGTAGCCATGCTTAGTTACTCAGATCGGATTGAGGCGCGCACACCGTCGCGGCCAGGGAGGCGTTTACACGGGAAGGGATCACCAGCGGCGAACTCTGCATCATCATCATGCGTTGGCCCGGGTCTTCCTTGAGCCAGGTTTTCGGCGCATACGGCAGCGATTCGTAGTTGAACGCCGGATCCATGATCACGCCGAAGGCACGAATGCCCATCAGGTCAGCGCCGCTCATCAGCACCGTGCCGTCGACCAACATTGGCTGCTCGACGTTGTCCTCGTCGACGTACCATTCGTTGTACAGCCACAGGTCGTACTGACCCCAGCGGCCCTTGTACACCGCGCCTGGCGCAATCTGCGCGCCCGGGTTGATCGCGTTGCCGAAGTCGTTTTGTTTCGGGAAGGCGATAGCGCCATACACCGATTTGGCGTTCTGGAAACACGCCCAGGAACTGGTGGTAAACACCAGGTCGGTCGCCTGGGCACCGGACAAGCGCAAAATGCGCTGCTGCCAGCGCTCAATCGAGCGGGTCGGCACCGGGTCCCGGCCCTCGGCGTCGAAGTTGGCCACCACGCCCCACTGGCTGGCACCGGTCAAGGCCACGGTCAACGACGGGTCACGGCCGAAGTCGATCACCTCGGTCGGGAAACCTTCACCGGAGACGACCACCTGGCCGGTTTGCAGGGCACTGGCGGCCATCCATTCCAGACGACGATCAATCATGTCGACCTGGTCGGTCATCTCGGCGTTGATGTTGGCCATTTCACGCTCAGCGCCTTTCAGTTGGCCACCGCCGATCCGCTCACCGATCTGGCGCATCACCGGCTTGCGCAGATCCGGGGCGCGCTTGTCCTTGATGTACGGCGGCTTGTACAAGTTGAGCTGACGGCCGCGCTGCTCGACCAGCTTGCCTTCCACCAGAGGGCTGACAAACGGCGACATACGGCGCTTGCCGACATCGATGTCGATAGCCACGTACTCGGTTTCGGACATTTGGGTGAACGGGAAAAACTTGTCGAGCAAAAACTTGCTCGGGCGCTTGAGGGTCGGCACGACCTGAATCAGGTCGACCGTGCTGAATTCCAGATTAGGCACATTCGGGTTGGGCATAACTACTCCGGGAGACTGGATCACCCACAAAAAAGCCCGCACAGCGGCGGGCTTTTTGGCAGATTCCAGGCGAAAAAAAACCCGCACGCGGCGGGGTACGGGTGGCGGTCGAGGGTTACGGCGCGGAGTTGTTCAGCGGCGCGGCGGCACTGATCGAGCCCTTGGCATACAGCGCGTATTTGCGCAGGGCCGCCGTCAGCAGGGCCGGGGTCCAACTCGCGTCATACGTCAGCGCGTTGAGGTTGAATTCACCGGCCACATAGGCGCCGGCCGTGACGGTCACGCTGGTGGTCACGTCATCCGCGAGAATGGCCGAGGGGTCCTGACTGCCGTCACTGGCGGTGCGCACACACGGCACATACAGGCCGGTCGCGTCGTAGGCCGTGACGGTGAACAGGTCACCGGCGGAAAACGGCGTCGTGCCGGCGGTGATGGTCAGGGAGATTTCCGCACTGACGAAGGGGGTGCCGGCTACGGCGTTGCCGAGCGCCACGCCCTCGGGATTGACCACCGCGAAGTGGGTCGCATCGGTCGCGGTCAGGGTATAGACGCCGGTGTTCAGCGAGGCGGTCGACAGGCTGCCGAGGGTGCCATTCCCGACGTTGGTCGGGGCCGCCAGGGTCACCAGGTCGTTGACCGATTGCAGACCCAGCACCGTACCGCGCTTGTAGGTGCCCGCCGGCAACAGAATCGGCTGGCTGACCAGATTGCGCGAATCGGCGATCAGCTGATCAGGGCGGTACATGAAAGCGGAAACGCCCGGCACTTGGGCGTTGTCGCTCACGTTCAAAGGAGTCATGGACATAAACGGATCCGTTTAAAAGGGGGTGATTAACTGGGCTTATTGGCCCGCTTTGATGATCCCGGCGGCAATCGCCGACATCCCGACCGGCAGCTCTGCACCGCCTTCCGGGCCGACCTGCGCGACATTCAGATTCGCCATGCGGCCGTTGAGGCTCGCCGCCGGCGCTTTGCGTCCATGGCTGCCGCCGGCTTTCAGCACGCGAATAGCGGCGGACTTGCCCATGCCGGAGAAAAACGCCAACTCGCCGGCCTGCTCAGCACAGCCGTTTTGCAGGCCGTAGGCCATGATCGCCGCGCAGCGGGTGCGATCCGCGCGTACTGCCTTGGCGCTGTCGTCGTCGCCGTCATCGGCATCCTTGTCGGGCTTGTCGTCATCATCGGCGCGCTTGCCCTTGGCTTTCTTGCCTTTGGTGGCGTCGTCCTGATCGTCGTCGTCATCCTGATCGTCGTCGTCATCATCAGGGTCGGGCTTGTCATCCTCGGCGCGCTTGCCCTTGGCCTTTTTACCCTTGGCGTTTTGCTCATCGAGCGGATCGTCGTCCAGCGGACCCGCCGCCGGCTTGTCGTCGTCATCGCCTTCAGCCTTGGCGCCACGCGGGGCCAAGCCCAGGAAAGCAGCGAAGCTCTGTAATTTACTCACGGTATCGAATCCTTTTCAGGGGGTTATGCCAGCTGTTTAATCAGCGAGCGGAAAGCAGCGTCGGGCGAGGCCACAGCATGGGCCAGGCCCATGTCCACGCCTTTGGCGCCCAGGTAGGTGGCGGCCTGGGTCGCGCGGATCTTGCTCGCCGCGAGCCCCAGATTGCGCGCCGTGGTGTCCACAAACAGCTCGCCCATGGTGTCGATATCAACCTGAAAGCTTTTCAGCGCCTCGGGCGATAGCGCGATCTCGGCATGGCCGTCGGCCTTGCGGTCGCCGTAGGTGATGAACGTCACTTGCAGCCCGGCGCTGGTCAGCGCCTTGCTCATGTCGACGTGCATGCAAATCACGCCAATCGAACCGACGCCACCGGTGCGCGGGACCAGGATGCGATCCGCCGAACTGGCCAGGGCATAGGCCGCCGAGTAGGCCGACTCGGTCAGAATCGACCAGATCGGTTTATCGCCACGCGCCTGGTAGATCATATCGGCCAGGTCGAAACAGCCGGCGACCTCGCCGCCGGGCGAATCGACATCGAGCACAATCGCTTTGACCTTGGGGTCATTCATGGCCGTGACAAAGGCCTGACGGATCCCGTCGTAACCGGTCATGCCCGAATAAGGCCGCAACGAGCCGAGCTTTTGCACCAGGGTGCCGTGAATCGGAATCACCGCCACAGGGCCGGCCATGTCGTAACCGCACGCCTCGCGCTTATCCCGGGCGCCGTAGTCGTAGCCGTCATCCTCCATCATCAGCGGCTTAGCCAGGCTGATCGACTCGCCGCCCAAATAGCGCAGCGAGGACAGGCCCATGCGCTCGGCCAGGGCGGCCATGATCACCTCGGCCTTTTCCGGGCGGATCGCCACGGGCGTGTTGAACATGCGTTGCGCCAGGTGGCCAAACTGCATCATTGAGGCTCCGGTTTTTTGTCTGACTCGTTCGCGGGTAATGTTCGATTTTGCGCTGGCACACCGCCGGCCCAGGCCGGCTTTTCAATGCCCAGCTCGACCATCTTGGCTTCTTCAATGGCGCGCTGTTCCAGCACTTCCAGCCAATCCAGATCCTGCTCCTGACACTCGTGCTGCAGCGTCGACAACGCGGCATCCATACCCAGGATCGCCCCCTGTTTCTCGGCGACTGGATCAACCCAGCCGCGCGCCGGTTTCATCCAGATCATGCGGCCGTACAGCCCGCGACAGACTTCAAAGTCCGGCGCGCCACGCGGCAGTGGGTACTCGTCGACATCGCGGCTTTCTTCATGCCAGCCATTCACAATCGGGCTGGCAAAGCGGTGGCTGAAGTCGTAGTGCCGGCGCGCCATGGTTTTATAGGCTTCCAGCATCGCGGCACGGGCCGAGCTGTAGTTGACGTCCGACCAGTTGTTCGACAGCTGCTGCGCGGACAGGCCGGTTTGCGCGGCAAAGTTGCGCAGAAACGAATTCTGGAAGCCGGCAAAGTTGGCATTGGGCCGGGTCGAGGCCACCGCGTTGATTTTCTCGCCCGGGAACAGGATCGGCATGCGCACGCCACCCAGCGACGTGCGCCGCTCCTGGTGGAAGTCCGCGCGCTCATCCTGGTAGGTTTTCAAGCCGCTGACCGACTCGTCGCCTAGGGCTTCTTCGACCAGGGCATGGTCGTAAGGGCTTTCGATATAGGCTCCGAACACCGCGTTAACCACCGCCGCGTCCAGCTCCACGCCGTCCATCTTGGCCAGCATTTTCATGCGGGTCAGGATCGGGGTAAAAATCCCGGTACCGCCCTTGTGCTGGCCGGCGCGGTCCGGATCATAGTCGTGGACGATGATCGGCCGCCCCCACGCCGTTTCGCGCGGGATCAGGTCCCAGGTCATGCTGTCCGCAGCGGACCACCAATCGCCCTGGTGCGCCCGGCGGATGTGATAACCGGTCGCCGCACCAAAGCGGTCGACCACCACCCCACCGCGCATGGTCAGCGTATCGAATTGCAGTTGTGGATTGGACAGCCGATCCGGGTCGATCAATTGCAGCGCGGTGGCATAGGTGGCGCGACCCGGCCCCTGACGATCCGGCAACCACAGCAGCTGGGCCAGCGCGTCACCATCAATCAGCTTGTGCCGGAAGGCCAGGCGCATCAGCTGGACAATCGACGAATGCCGCTGAGCATCGGCGTAGCTGCCAGCGTCATCGGCCCAGGCGCGATAGTTGGCCTCGACCACCTGGGCGTATTCATGCGCCCAGGTCGCGTCGAAGGCCTTGATCCCGGTGCGCCGGGCCAAGGCCCGATAGTCCGGCTTGAACATCGGCCGGAACTGACCACCAATCTGGTTATCGAGGATCCGCGTCACGGCGCCCGAGGCCCAGCCATCGTTACGCACCAGGTCCCGCGAGCGCGCGGTGATCCGGTCACGGTACATGTTGCGCTCGCCATCCGGCGACGCTAGGTAAGGGTTCCAGTCCTGGACATGCTCGCCAACCTGAGCCGCCGCGTCATAGGGCGTGCGGCTGCCATGGGCGAGCATCTTGGACCGCGAGGGCTGCATGGGCGCCAAGGGCTGACCATTGGCGCCGAGGATACGCACAGTGTCGGCCATCAGAATGCCGGCCTGATCGGGGCACGGGCGCGCTGGACAATACCCAACTGTTGCTGCAACGAGCGGATCAGGATTTGCAGCGCGCCCATGTCGGCCGGGGTATAGCTGACCGTGCGGCTACCGGCGCCCTGAGCATAGGACGCACTGACCACCTTGGAACCGCTCGATAACTCGACATAGGCCGTTTGCGCGGCCGCCAAGTCGCTTTGTAGCTGGAGTACGGGACGGCCGGCCAGCAGGCTGACCGCCGGTTGAGAAGTACGGCGCATAAGTGCCCCCAAATAAAAACCCCGCACGCGGCGGGGTTAGGTTTCGTGACCGGTCACGCCAAGCGCCGGCGCTTTTTCGGTGGTGGTTCGGGCGCGGTGACAACCACCGGCGCGCTGTGCTCGATCAACACCCCGGCCGCTAGCGCTTCTGGTGGCACGGGACGCGCCACGGTCGGGCCAATGGTCTTGGCCAGGGCCATGGCCTCGGCATTGAGTTTTAGCCCCATGTGCAACAGGCCTTGTAGTGCCGCGTAACCATACACTCGGCAGTCCAGCGCCTCGTTAGCCCGCCCTGGGCGAACTTCCCACACCCGGTACTTGTGGCCCGACTTGAACTTGACCACCGACCGCTCGGCGGTCAACTGCTCGAAATAGCCGAGGTCGCGGCTGGTCGGGTAGTGCATGTAGCCGGGGCCTGGCGTGTCTTTTTGCAGGCGCCCGGCCACGCTGTCCTTGGCCGAGTTAACGCCGATCATCACCGGTCGATACGCCGCCTTGTTCCGCGCGTTGGGTTTCTTCACCGGCCAGACCGGGTTGCGTTGGCCGTTCTGCGCCGATTCGCCCTTGATCGCCCAGACCCGGCGGCTGATCCGCGCCTTGCAGAAGGCATACACCGCCTGCGTGTGGTGACCGCCGGAGTCGATGCACGCGGCCTTGCCCGCGAACGCTCGACCGTCACCGCGATACCACAGGCGTTTTAAATGCGCGTCCAGGCGGGCTTGGGTGTCGGGCTCTGAAAACTCGCCCTCGATCACGCTGTAGTCAATCGACCAAGATTCTTCATTCAGGCCCCAGCCAATCGTCTCGACCTCCACCCGGTAATCCTGAATATCGACGCCATAGGTGATGATCGCCACCCCGTCCGGCACTTCGGCCGACCACAGCTCACAACGGCTGATCAGGGCTTCCACCCGGATCTCTTTGCCGGCGTGTTTGCGATACGGCAGGCCCATTTGCGTGTTGTACCAGACCTGTAGCATTTCCTCGTTGCCCTGGGCCGAGATCCACTTACGGGCGATATCGGCGGGCCTGTCCTTGGGCCAGGGGCTGAACAATTTCCCAGCCTGGAAGCCGGCGTGTTCATTACTGACCGGCAGATCCCCGCAGGTCGGACACTTGGCCAGGTACACCGCGTGGCGGTCGCTTTGACTCCAGGACCAGACCCGATCCAGCGCCGCCAGGCCCTCGGTGATCCGGAACTGGTCGTACATTTCCAGCGGCCGGTGGTGCTGCTCGCAGCAGTCAAACGGCCGGGTCTGGTGCCAGCGCACCGTGTTCAGGGCCAGCAGGCGGTCGCCCTCCGCCCAGCCGACCCCGCAACTTTCGCAGTACAGCCGCGCGGTGCGGGTTAGGTGGGTCTCGCCCTTCTTGTCCCACATCACATGCTTGACGAAATCGGGGAACTGGCGGTGACGACAGTGCGGGCATTCCATCGACGCCCGGCGCTGGTCCGAATCCAGATAGCTGGCCTCGATCCGGCTTTCGTCCTGCACGGTCGGCGAACACACGCGCACCGACAGCGAGTTAGCGCCGAAGGTCGCCATGCGTTCCTCGGCGATAGGGATCGGCTCGCCCTCTCGGGTGATCGGGTACTTGTCGACCTCGTCGAACAGCACGACCCGGATCGGCCGGCGCGCCAGGTTATCGGGGCTACCGGCGCCGGCCAGGGCCAGAAAGCCACCGGGGAAGGCCTTGTAGAGCAAAGTTTCGTCGCCGGAGCGGGACTTGCCTTTGCTGCCCATGATCGCGCGCAGGACCGGGGTCACGCGGATCAGGGGCGAAATACGCTCTTTGGAAAACTGCTCGGCGGCCGCTTCCTTGGGCTGAATCAACAGGATCGGGCACGGGTCCAGGTGCGCGAAAAAGCCGGTGATGTTCTCCAGCAGGGCGGTTTTCAATAGCTGGGTGCTGACCATCGCGGTGATGGTGCGCACGCCGGCCTCGGTCACGGCCAACATCGGTCCGCGTGCGACCTCGACCGTCGCCGTCGACCATTTGCCCGAGGTGCTGCCGGCCTCCTTGGCCAGCACCCGAAAACGGTCGGCCCAGTCGGGCACGCTGATACGCGGCGGCGGCGTCCACCCCCGGCGAATGGCCGAACGTAGTTGATCAGTTTTGCTCAGCGCTAAGGTCGAGTTCAGGCTCTCCGAGCTGGACGAGGTGTTTGTGGACATGCTCGTTTAGGATCCCTACGACTCTATCGGCTTCCAGCCCAAGGACGGCCGCCACCAGCGGCCCCACACGGGCCGGCCAGTTCTGCCAGGCATCACGCTGGGATCGGTGTTCCTCAAACAGGACGCGCTTGACCAGGTCCAGGTCGACCAGCGAGCCGGTGCGCTCCTGGTATTCCAATTCGCGCAGCAGGGCCAGGTAGTTCTCTTTGACCCGCCGCGCTTCGTTAAGGGTTAGATTCGCGCCGCGCCGATCCAGCTCGACCTCGGCCTCAAACTCCAGCGTGCCGGGTTCCGGTGGCGGCCGTTTTCTCGGCGCCCGGGGCGTTACCTGACTGTTACCTGCCGGCGCCTTTTTCGTGTTACCTGGCTTGTTACCTGCCGGCGGTTTTTTGCCGACGCCGGCGGTTTTTGAGGTAACAGTTTCGAGGCCTTCGCGGCGGTATTTTTTCAGGATCTTTTTCGACGCTTCGACGTCGATCAAATCGCCCTGCAACACCAGTAAATTGCGGCCTTTCCAGACCGTGACCGTTTTCCGCGAAACGTCCATCAGCCGAGCAAATTCCGCTTGATTGACTACGGCCATTTTCGACTGTTACCCAAATTTCAAAACTTTTAGCTGGGGCCGCAGCGCGGCGCGCAATGCCCACGCTGCAAAAGGACCCA